GCAGAGGCAGTTAATACACCAATACGTTCTACTGACATGAGTACTAATGAAGTTGGCTTAGACCAAAAAGAAATTAAGCGATTCTCTTTCTTAAGAGCATTAAACGCACTAGCAAACCCAACAGACCGCCAAGCTCAAGAAGCAGCAGCTTTTGAGAGAGAGGTATCTGACGCAGCTTCCAAGAAGTATGAGAAGCCTGCAAATGGAATTTTAGTTCCTAACGAAGTCTTACAAAGAGACTTGACCGTAGGTACTGCAACTGCTGGTGGTAACTTAGTTGCAACAGAATTATTGGCAGGTTCATTCATTGACATTCTTAGAAAGAGAATGGCTGTGATGGCAACAAACCCAACAATGCTTACAGGATTGTCTGGTAACGTGTCTATCCCCAGAATGACATCTACATCGACTGCGTACTTCGTTGGCGAGTCTGGCGCACCAACAGAAAGTCAGCAAGCTTTCGACCAAGTGAACATGACACCAAAGACAATCGGTGCTTTTGTTGACTACTCAAGACGCTTGTTATTGCAGTCATCTATAGATGTTGAAACTATGATTAGGGATGATATAGCTCGTGTAATTGCTACTAAGCTTGATAACGCAGCTATCTATGGATCTGGTAGTTCTAACGAGCCATTAGGTATCAAAGATACAACTGGTGTAGGTACATCAACGATTACTACATTCGGTACATTCGCTGAATATATTGCGCTTGAGACAGACGTTGCAGCAGCAAACGCTGATGTAGCTAATATGTACTACTTAATCAACGCTTCTGCTAGAGGTGCTTTGAAGTCAACAGAAAAGGCTACAAACACAGGACAGTTCGTGTTTGAGAACAATGAAATTAACGGCTATCCAGCTATTGTTTCTAATCAACTTGCAAACAACGATGTACTCTTCGGAGACTTCTCACAGTTTGTGATTGGTATGTGGTCTGGTTTAGATATAATAGCGTTACAGGATGTTGACTTTGCTGTTAAGCAACCAACTGCGTTCTCCTTCGGAACATAATATGAAGGTTAAATTGCTAAGAGCAACAATGATAGCTGGCACTCCTACGAGTGCTGGCACTATCGTTGATGTTGAGCAGCAAACTGGTAATTATTTGATAGCAGTAGAAAAAGCTGAATTAGCTGTTGAGGTTTGTGAAGCTCCTATTGCCAGTAAAGAACCAGTTGTCGAGCCAGAGCCTACCGATAGTGACAAAGTTGATTTTTCTGAAATGACAAAATCACAAATTGAAACTTATGGTCGCAGCCTTGGAATAGAACTCGATAAAAGACAAACTAAAACTGAACTAATTTCAAAATTAGAAGAGTTTATTTCTACACAGGAGGAATCTTAAAATGTCTGTTATTCAACAGAACTTAGAAAAACTAACTGTTGTT